AAATAAATTGCTTTAACTTTGCACAAACTATTTATGAAAGATGGCAGATTTATTTCCATACCTTCAACGTGAATTTCAAAGGGTTACAAGCAAGAGCAAGAAAGACGGCAACCTCCTTCACAAGACCTTATACACCTCATTTTATTCTCCCTTCACTCCTATAACTCCTGTTGACAATTTCACAGCAGACCTTATGAAAGGGTATATGGAGAATGAAACTGTATATTCTATCATCAACAAGATAGCAGAAACAGCCTCTAACATCCCTTTTGAAGTAGTGGACAAAGAGGGTAACACCATTAAAGACCATTGGGCTATTAAGTTGTTGGCAAATCCTAATGAAGATACGACAGGAAACGAAATACTATTTAACTATTATGTTTATCTGTTATCAATAGGAAACTCATTTGTTTATGGTCCTAAACTAACTTCAGGCAAGACAGGAGAGTTGTGGACTATGCCTTCAGACCTTGTTAATATTGTTTCAGGACAATTCTACGAGCCTATTACAGGGTATAAAGTGGTAGAAGGCAACCAAGAAATTATATTTCCAAAAGAAGAAGTGCTACATGGCAAACTGTTCAACCCTAGATTTAGAGGTGGTAGTTGGCTGTATGGGTTAAGTCCTATTAGTGTAGCCTCAAGCATAATCTCTGCTATGAATAGTGGAAATACTGCTATGGAAGCAAGTTTTAGCAACTTAGGACCTCCTTATATTATATCATCTCAGATGCCAGAAGGCTTGACACCTGAACAGCAAGAGATGTTGGAGGCAACATACACAAAGAAATATGGCAATCCTAACAATGCAGGAAAGCCAATGCTTACAGGAACGCCTGTGAAAGTAGAGAAACTAGGCATATCTCCTGTGGATTTGAACATTATAGAGAGTAGCAAGCATGGACTAAGAGTGCTGTGTAATGTATATGGAGTTCCGTCTGTATTATTTAACGACAACGAAACTAGTACGTACAATAATATCAATCAAGCACGTCTAGACTTTATAAACTATACTATAATGCCTCTAAACGAGCAGTTGGCATTGAAGTTAGAGAAGTTTCTAGGTCTTACAGGTGGTGAGAAGTTAAGATTTGACTATGATAATGTAGAGGTGTTGCAGGAAGCAATCTACACTAAGGCTAAGAGCCTTTCTACTATGTGGGAACTTACACCTAATGAGAGAAGGCAAGCAATAGGCTATGCTCCTATCAAAGACCCACTAATGGATGAGATATATAAGCCTAACGGCTCTTATACCATAGGAACAGAAGAAGAAAAGGCTAACGAGCCTACACCAACAACAGAAATAGTAAATCCAAATGATAATCTGCTAAGACAGAACGGAAAGAAATTACAAAAAATATAAAATGATGGAATATTCAAACTTAATACAGAATATGAGAGATGTTGATACAAAGAAAGGAATTGTATCATTTTACTTCGCTAATTTTGAAACACCAGACAGTAACGGAAGGCTTGTAACAAACGGTTCTATGTCAAGAACAATAAATGCAGGTGGAAACAGACTAAAACATTATAAAAATCACGATAATGGTATTGTTTTAGGTAAGATTATTGAACTTGGTAAAGATGAAAAAGGAGCATACGCAGTAAGTCAGTTATCAAAATCTGATGAGGGAAGGAATATTCTTATACAATATGATGAGGGTTTGATTAACGAACATTCTTTTGGATGGCAGATGTTAAAGAGCCATAAAGAAGGTGAAATTGAAGTTGCAGAAGAAGTAAGGATATGGGAAGTATCATCTATGACAGGATGGGGAGCGCATTCAGAAACTCCTATGATAAATCTAAATTCACATCAAAGCGAACTAGTAAAAGAATTTCAAGCAATGTCAGTAGTGAATAAAGAACTACTTGAGTTGCTACAAAATCAAGACAAAAAAGAAATAATCACAATATTAAATGACATATCAGCACGTTTGCCCATGACCGATAAGGAATACCAAGCCTCGCAACAGTCAGAGATAAATGAAGTGATTTCATTAATTAATACTAAATACTAAAAAAATGGAACAAAAAAACGAACTTTTACCATTGGTAGAAAATATCATGGATAAAAACCGTAAACATCTCGACAAAATGCAGGCAGAAAACCTCATCGAGAACAAGGCAATGAAGGATGACTTCATCACCGAACTTACCAAAACTACTGCTGAGATTGCAGGATTGCAGAAGAATATGGATATGGTGGAAACCAAACTCATTAAAGCAAACCTTCAAACATCGCACACCGTAAAAGGTGGAATATCAGCAATCCTTAATGGAGAGAAGTTTCAGAACTTCCTAAAAGAAAAAGACAAGAACCCTAAAGGTGGAATGTCACATACTTTTGAAACTCCATTGATTGAGAATGCTATCACTATTCACGACCCTACATCATTTGTAGCGGGTTCTGCTCCTGTGGTACTTCCATTCAGAGAAGGTGGTGTTGATAAAGCACCTGTAAGACCTCCTGTTGTTTCTGACATCATCGCTTGGGGAACTACATCAAGCAATATGGTGGATTGGATTGAGAGAACTGACAAGACTGATGCTGCTGCTTCAAGAGCAGAGAATGCCATTATGTTACAAGGTGACCTTGAGTACACAGAAGTTTCAACAAAGGTGAAGATACTTTCTGAGTTTATGAAAGTAACTAACGAATCACTAAAAGATGTTGCTTTCTTAGGAAGTGAAATCAATAGTGAGTTGTTGTCTGACCTAAGAGTACTTCTTGACAATCAACTATTGTCAGGTGATGGTACAGGAGCTAATCTACTTGGTATCATACCACAATCAACTGCTTGGGCTGCTGGCTCATTTGCAACTGCTGTTGTAGCACCAAACAATGCTGACGTACTTAGAGTTGCTATCAATCAAATCATTCTTGCAGGACAAGGAAGATGGATGCCTAACTATATTTTAATGAATCCTGATGATGTTGCTATCCTTGACCTTAACAAGATTGCTGATGGTCGTTACATTGAGATTCCTTACTACGATGCTGATGGTCCTTCTGTTATTAAAGTACCAATCATTCAGAATGTAGGTATTGCAACAGGTGACTTCTTAGTAGGTGACTTTATGAAGGCTAAAGGTTTCATTCGTGATGCCCTTACAATTCGTATTTTTGACCAAAACGAGGATGACCCATTGTACAACCGTTCTACCGTTACAGGTAATGTACGCTTAGCGTTCAGAATCAAGAATCAGGAGAAGGCTGCATTTGTTACAGGAACATTCGCTACTGCTATTGCCGCTTTAGCAACTGCATAATCTTTGTCTTTATTTTTCTACTTTCAAGGGGGGATAGGACGATTCCTATTCTCCCTTTTTTTAAAACTAAAATCATGTTATACTGCATAAAAGAATTTGAACAATTTAAAATAGGAGATAAACTTCCTTCCTTACCAACTTCTGTTGTTCAGGTGTTGTTGAAAAAAGAATTAGTTGCATATCGTGACCCTAAATATAAAGATGGTGAAATTCCTGTGAGAGCAAATGTAAAAGACTACATAGAGAGAAACAAGAAGAAACCAAAGAAGAACTACAAGAGAAAAATAAGAAAAAAGAAAGACTAATGGAATATCCAGTATTTGAGTTTGAGCGTAAACCTAAAGGTCGTAGGCGTAGAAGGATTGCTGTTGTAAGCGGACAGGACTCTTCTGTATGGTGGCCACAAACTGTGGACTATTCCTCTAGGGTGAAACTTGATAGTGGAACTGTGGAGGCTATCCTTTGTGTTAATCAAGTAATAACAGAATTATCATGATAAAAGTTGAAAGAACAGTAATAGGTACTAACCAACTAACACTAGAAGTTGCTAAACTATGGATGAAAGTTGATGGTGATGCAGAAGATGTGCTTATAACATCATTGATTGATGAGGCTAAGGATATTATGGAGAGTTATATAAACTATACTATCACTCCTTCTACAATAACTGTAACGGCATCTCCTAGAGTAGAGTTGTGCTTACCTTATGGACCTGTGCAATCAATAACGTCTGTTAAAGATGTAGATGGTGAAGATTTATCTTATGTATATGAAGGCTTTTGTATTACATTTGACCAACAGGTGTATAGTGTTACTAAGCCAACAAGTGTTTATGCACAAAGCGTAACAATCTATGAAGCAGGCACTACATCTATTCCAACAGGACTTATGCTAGCATGGAAAGAGGTGGTGTTATATCTCTATGAGAATCGTTCAGATAGTGGGAATATTCAAATGCTACTAAGTCAAAACGCAAATCTGCAAATCTTTCGCAAAAAAATATGGATTTAAATTAATTAATTATGGCACTTACTAAGAAACAAAAAAAGAGTAAAAGAATAAGAGAAATGGATTCTCCATTTGCAGGACTATTAGGAGAAGAACTTGTTGCTAATGGTACATTTGCTACTGACCCTGCTGTTGAGTGGACTGTCGGTAGCGGGTGGTCTTGGAATGAGGCTAAAGATACTATTGATACAGATGGTACGATAGGAGCAATAAGCCAAACAGTTGTAATAACAGAAGGCAGTTCATATCTATTATCATTTGATGTAATAGGCGTAAATGATGGTTCAAAAAACTTCATTGTTGTTCTTGGAGGTATAGAATATACAATAGGACCAAAGAATGGGTTACATTCGTCTGCTATCAAAGCAGGAGCAACAACATTATTTGAAATATCTGTTGATGGTACTGATGCTTATATTGGTTCATTAGATAATGTTTCTTTAAAGAAGATTGGATAATGGGTGTAAATCAACTGCGAAATAGGGTGAAGATATACGAAATCGGATATGTATCTGATGGAATGGGTGGTGGCAGTAAAGCCTCTTCATACATTCTTGATATGTGGGCTAGGATAGAACGTAATGATGGCTCTAGGTTTCAGGAGGGTGATATGCTAACAACTACAAAACCTGTTATTATTACTCTAAGAGCAGGAGTATATCAGATAACAACTAACAACCTTATACGATTTAATGGCAGAGAGTTTACAATAAGTAGTGTAACATATGATGAGAGAAATAGATTCACAACTTGTGTTGCTTCTGAAGGAAACATACTTGAAGAATATTATGTTACATTTGACGGAGATTATGTGACATTTAATAATAACAAAATAACATTCATACGATAATGGACTTAGAATATATAAATAATCAAGGAGATTTAAAAGAGATTCATTTAGGAGGACAAACTGATGCAGAAGAACTTCTCATACGTTCTGTTATTGAGGCATTGATTGCCGCTAACTTAGTAACTGCTAACTCTTATACTGATGGAGAGATTGTTATAGCAAAGGCTTACACAGATAGCGAAATAGTTATTTCAGATGCTTACGCTGATTCACAAGATGTAATAAATCTTGTAGCAGCAAACGCATATACTGATGATGAGATAACAAGTGCCTTCTCTATTGGAGCAACAGGAAGTTTTACAGCAGGAAGTGGAGAAGAAATTACAGTAACTAATGGATTGATAACAGCGATAACAGCACCGTAGATGAGTGAAGTAAAAATATATCTAACCAATCTGAAGGAAGTGCAACAGGACTTCAAAACTCAGGACAGGCATTTCCACAAGGAGATTGCTAAATCTATGAAGGTGATTGGTAGGTTACTTGCTATGAAACAGAAAACCATTCTAGGAATGAAAGTTATGGAATGGACAGGAGCATTATCAAACAGTATTACAGTAGAGGCAAAAAGAAAGAGTGTTACAGTTGGGGGAACATTAAAATATACAGATTGGATAGAGAAAGGTGGACGTGGTGGTTTCTTAGGATATTGGTATATGAAAGGTAGTTTAGATTCTCTAAGAGGCTTTATAATCAACAGGCTTAAAAAGGATATGGGTTCAACAGCAAAACTTAAATATTAATTATGTTTCTAAAAGACATACGCAGAATATTATCAGTAAGGCTATATGAGATGTTGTCTACTATGGATATTCCTGTTTACAATGTATTGCCAACAGATGTTGATAATCCATTCATCTATGTTGGTGTTATTGTAACAACAGACTACGCCAACAAATGTGAGTTTATCATTGAAGGTACTGTTGATATAGAGATGCACACAGGGGCGAATGGGTGGAATGGAAGTATGGAGCAATTATATGAATATCTCTTTGAGATGAAGGCTCTGTTACAATATGAAAAAGGCTCTGTAATCACTTTAGGAACATCACATGAGATGAACTTATGGAAGATAGTGGCAGATACAGGTATTACTGTTTACGACCCTATAAACAGGCTTATGTCATCAACAGTAACATACGAATTTAAGATAGTACAGAAAATAGGATATGAAGATAGAGTGAAGGAAGATGGAGGTGTGGTGGAAGCCATATCTTGCATACCAATTCAATTAAGATAATTATAAATTTAATACTTAAAACAATGGCAAAAATTCTTGGAAATAACTTAGTAGTGAGGATTGGAACTTCGGTTTCAGACCCAGTAATATTGTGTTCAACATCTTGTACACTAAATCTCAATCAAAATACTGTGGAGGCATCTTGTAAAGGTGACCCTGCTACATCAGGAGATAAATGGACTAGCGCAATAGCGGGAAGTGCAAGTTGGGATATTTCAACAGACAACCTTTATGATGATGATATTACAAAAGAATCATTTGATAAGTTAGCACAACTGATTATAAACGATGCTAATGGTACTGCGGACAACTCAGCAGATGTAGTGTTTGAGATAGTAGGTGCTGTTGCCCCTAACATTACAACCTATACAGGAACTGTAATGCTAACAGACATTAGTTTGAACGGACCAACTGATGAGTATTCTACATTCACAGCAAACTTTAAAGGTCTTGGTATACTAACTCAAACTCCTGCTGTATAATGGGGAAAGATATAAGAGGATTCAGCATACAGAACATAGGTGGGAAAGAGTTTCCAATGAAGTGGGGTCTTAACCAATCTATGTTCTATTGTGAACTTAGAGGTATCTCTATTGACGAGATGAATAAGCAGTTTGGTAAAATTAGTGAGGACGTTTCTATACTTCGTGATTTGTTGTGGAGTGCATTTAGAGATGGTGCAAGAGTGAACAAATCAGAATTCTCTCTTTCCAACTATGACATAGCAGATGTTATGGAAGAGATGGAAGGTGATGAGATGACCACCCTTATTGCCACCATGACTGAAACATTACCAAAGCCAAAGAAGTCTGCAAAAAAAAAGGTGTTGAAGTAAAGACTAAAAACTTTACTCCTGACATTTTGATAGACTACTGTTCTGAGATAAATATTCCTTATGAGCAGATGCTAAACCTCACATGGCTAGAGTTTGAATATATCTCAAGAGGCTATGAACACAGGATGCAAAGAAGTTGGGACTACATTAGAAATATTATGGCTATGCAAGTAAATACATCAATGTCTAAGAAAACTGTTAAAGCAAAAGAGATTATGACACTTCCTTATATTGATGAGGCTCAGATTGGAAAAGTTGTAGATAAGATGTCTAATGAAACTGTTGAAAGAATGAAGTCATACTTTAAAAACTGATTAAGATGGGAATGTTAACAACATTAGCAGCCGTACTAACTCTTGATACAAAAGGGTATAGGAAAGGACTACAAACTGCTGAGAATAAGACAGGCTTATTTGCTGATAAAATTGGTAAATTAGGACCACAAGTTGCTGCTGCTTTTTCTGTTGCCGCTTTAGTTAAGTTTAGTGCTGTTATGGCAGACTTAAACAAAGATGTAGATAATGCAACAAGAGCATTTTTAAGATTTGGTGATGCTGGATTATTAAAGGATTTGAGAGAATCAACAGGTGGGATGGTTGATGAGCTAAAATTAATGCAACAGGCAATACAAGCAACTAACCTAAATCTTGCTGCTGCTGACCTCCCTGCTTATTTTAAATTTGCAACCATTCGTGCTGCTGAAACAGGAATGGAAGTTGACCATTTAGTAGAGAGTATTGTAACAGGTATTGGTAGAGAATCAAGATTGGTGTTGGACAACTTGGGTATATCTCTTATTGCTCTTAATAAAGAGATTGCTAAAGGAGGAACATTTGCCGAAGCTGCTACAAGATTAATTACAAGAGTTGCTAATGAATCAAACACATCTATTGAGCAAGCAACTAAAGGAACTAAAGTATTTGCTACTGCATGGAGAAATTTAGCAATAGAAATTGCTGATAGCGGACTAGGTAAAGAATTAGATGATATAATTAAAAAATTAGCAAGAATTATACAAATACTTTCTCCAATTAAATCAGGACCTGTATTTGTAAAAAAAGAAATAGAAGATGCTATTAAAGCAACAGAGTTATTAATAGATGGAACTCAAAAGGCTATTAATGCAACTAGCAAATTCAATATAGAACAATTAGCATTTTTACAAACACAATTAGAATATCATAACCAAAGACTAAAAACATTAAAAGAAAATCTTGAAACAGAAAAGTTAATAACTGAAGAAAACAATAAACAAAATAAACCAACCCCAACAACTATTGGTGGTCCAACAATAACTACAATAGATGCAATAGGAGAAGGGTTTGCTCCTGACCCAACACAACTTGCAAGACTAGAAAAAGGTGTTGATTTATTACGTGACCATATTGCAGCAACTAAAGATTTAACAGATGCTCAATATGAACTTGCTGGTAGTGCTGATTTGTATAGTGGTTCATTAATAAGATTTCAAGATGGAGTAAAAGAATTAACAAGTGATTTAATTAATCTTAATGTTGTATTAGAAGATGTTATGACTAATGCACTACAAGCATTTGCAAACACATTAGTTGATATTGTAGAAGGAAAAAATATATTACAAGCATTCTCTGATTTTCTTGGTGAAATGGGAAGAATGATGGCTACTTATGGAGCATTACTATTAGCACAAGGACTTGCTCAGAAAGCATTTGAAGGTGGAGAAGCCGTAACAAAAATAGTAGCAGGAGCAGCAATGTTAGCATTAGGTCTTGCTGTTGCAGCATCAGGAGCAGGAATTAATAAATCAGGTGCGGGAGGTGGAACATCAGCAGGAGGGTCAAGTTATTCCTCATCAGATGGATATAGTAATTCAGGATATGATTACAACAGAGAGATTATAATGGTGGCAAGAGGGAATGACCTTGTTGCTGTATTAAATAGTACTGAACAACAACAATCTTATTTAGGTGGCGTATAGTATAGAATATACAGATTTTAAAGGACTAGACACTAAGATATTAATATCCAAAGGTGTAGAGAGTGGTATAGTTAATGACTTTGTTACTAGGGTGGAAGCAGATATAGAACAGATATTACCCACTCCTGAATATAGTGTATGGGATGTAAGTACAGTAATTGCTAATACAGGAGAAGGACATGACACATATCTATTCGGAAGTTATGATTATAGTGGTCTTGGAAATCAATGGGATAGTGTAACAGATTGGTATATCAGTTTTACTATTGATGGTGTTGTTAGTGATTTGTTTAAATATCATTGGAATAAAGATTCAGTATCTACTGAGGCTGACATAGGTTCGGGAATGTTTAACACATCAACTACTGATAGTGGCTCAAGTATAGCAATTCAAATTAATATAGTAGATGCAGATGATGTTGGACATAATGATATATTTAGTGCGTTTGTCGCTAACAGGGACACTATAACAGTATATCCACATGAGGCAACACCTAGTAAGGACGTGCCTGTTGTAGAGGCACAGGACTGCTTAAAATCAATCGTAGGCGAATTAGAAGGAACTAATCATGAGTTTTGCGGAACAGATAACCCTCTTTCCTATAAATACTATTCTGATGATAAATATTCTCCATTTATGGCTTCGGAGGTTACAATCAACTTTCTGATAAGAGATGCTGATGACCATACAGCAATGAAACAAATCCTAGATGGAGGGTATTACATATCCGTTTACAAACGTGAAACATATTGGCTACCTGTATGGCATGGAAAGTTATCTAGTAGATTTTATACAGAATCTTATGCTCAATATCCATATGCTATTAAACTAACAGGCTCAGACCAACTAGGAAGTTTTGACAAATATCAACCATTGATGATTGACTTCCCTGTTCCAGATGCTAAGACGAACATAATATCATTACTTGGAAAGTTTTTGATGGATGAGAGTATGTACCCATTAAACTACACAGGTAATAAAGTGACAGACCTATATTTTAGTAGTAGGTTTACTAACAGTCTTATTTCTAAACTAGCATCAGACATCTACCTAGACCCTTTAAATTGGATGGATGATGAGAATCAATATGCCTCTAAGAAAACAATGCTTAGTGATGTGTTGATAGCATTAGGAGCAAAGATATTCCAATGGAATTACAGTTGGTATGTAATGGATGTAGAGGCACAATGGGATAAGGGAGATGTAACATGGAACAGATATAGATTCTTAGATGATGGAAGTTATTACTCTCTTTCTAACCATACGACAGAAGGACATTTTGTTTATCCTTATGTTACAAATCCTTCTGATGTACAGGTGTTTAATAATGCTGAGATGAGGTATGAGCCTTCTTGGAG